GAAATAGAAAAAGTATTTAAATCTATCATAGAAGATATAGAACAAGGATACTCCTTAAGACAAGTTTTGCGTAATGGAGATAACCCTAGTAGTAGAACATTTTTTAAATGGTTAGATGAAGATGAAATCAAAGTAAAACAATACGCGCAAGCCTGTAGGTCTAGAGCAGATAGTATCTTTGAAGATATACTAACAATAGCAGACGATCAAGAGAGTGATATTTACACTGATAAAGATGGTTTTGAACAAGTAAACCACAACGTAATACAGCGAGCTAGATTAAGAGTTGACTCTCGTAAATGGTATTTATCTAAGCTAGAGCCTAAGAAATACGGTGACAAAATATCCCAAGACATAACCTCTAAAGGCGAACAAATAATAATTAATTTAGGCAGTGGAAAAGACCCTAAAGTTACTGAATAAGCAAGAGAATGCGGTTTACTACTTAAAAGACAACACTACAAAAGAAATTCTATACGGTGGAGCTGCCGGAGGTGGCAAATCAGCAATAGGGGTTTTATGGTTAATAGAAATGTGCTACAAGTACCCAGGCAGTCGTTGGTTGATGGGTCGATCTAAACTAAAGACTCTTAAAGAAACTACCTTAAATACATTCTTTGAACTAAGCTCTATACTTCACATTACACATACTTTTAAATACAATTCACAGTCAAATATAATAACCTTTTCAAATGGTAGTGAGATACTGCTAAAAGACTTATATATGTACCCTAGCGACCCGGAGTTTGATAGTTTAGGATCATTAGAGATAACAGGTGCTTTCATAGATGAATGTAACCAGATAGTCTTAAAAGCATGGCAGATAGTTCTATCAAGATGTAGATATAAGCTAAAGGAATTTAATCTAATACCTAAAATGTTAGGCACTTGTAACCCTGCAAAGAATTGGACTTATAAGAAGTTTTATAAACCAAATAGAGATAACACACTCCCCGAACATAGAAAGTTTATTCAGTCGTTACCAACAGATAACCCGCATTTGCCTTCAAGCTATTTAGAGAGTTTACTTAGCTTAGATAAAAACAGTAAAGAAAGATTGTATTATGGTAATTGGGAGTACGACGACGACCCAAGCACTCTTATAGATGTTGATTCAATAAGCGATTACTTCACACCAGATCATATAAAATCAGAGGGTCAAATGTATATGAGTATTGACGTTGCAAGGAAGGGAAAGGATAACACAGTCTTTAGGGTTTGGCATGGGTGGAAGGTAGTACATCGATACGTTATAGAAAAGAGCGGGCTAGTCCAGGTAGTTAATAAAGCCCAAAACTTACAAAAGAAATGGAACATACCCTTAAGTCATGTGGTTGCAGATGAGGACGGAGTAGGTGGTGGAGTAGTAGATTTTCTAAGATGTAAAGGATTTGTCAACGGGTCAAGGCCATTGAAAGAACTGATAGGGAATGAATACATAGTACCCAACTATAACAACCTAAAGACTCAATGTAGTTATAAGATGGCAGAGAAGATAGTTAAAAGAGAAGTAGGGGAGATTGTTACAGATGCTAGGGTTATAGACTTAGCGGGTGAAGAAATGGAACAAGTAAAACAAAAAGATATTGATAAAGATGGTAAGATTCAATTAGTATCTAAAGACATTGTAAAAGCTAATTTAGGGAGGTCGCCTGATGAGTGGGATTCAATTATGATGCGATACTTTTTTGAATTAGAGCCACGAGTCTTTACTTTCTAATTTTAATTTACTAATTTTACACAAATAAACTCCTACCAATGAAATTTAAAACAAAACTAAAATAATATGGGTTTCTACGATTCAATAAGGCAAAATGTCATGAGCCTTTTCGGAAATAAAAGTACATCAAAAAATTTTATAAATCAATTCAACGAGGCTTTTCTATGGGCTGTAAATGGAGGCTATACAGCTTATGAGCCCAATGGTCCAACTTACATTGAGCAGGGCTATAATGTAAACCCAATGGTTTATGCTATTGTCAATCAGATGGCTCAGAAAACAGCAACAGTTCCAATCTATGTGAAAAAGATTGAGGATGAGGAGGCGATGACAAAGTTATTAAGACACCGATTAGCCACAGGAGCTGGGGGAACAATGGAGCAAAAGATGAGAGAGATCTCATTGGAGGTCAAAGCATTTCAGGAGGGTGAAAAACCTTTCCCAATGAAACGACCAAATGCGACCCAGACTTGGGTTGAATTTATGGCACTTTACAAAACTTTCTTAAAGACCACAGGAAATGCCTATATATTTATGTTGACTGTTGATGAGGGCCTAAACAAAGGAAAGCCGATGGCTGTTTATTTATTACCATCTCACATGATGCAAATTGTATTAAAATCTCAGACAGCACTTTTAGGAATTGAGGACCCGGTTGATGGCTATATTTTAGTCCAAGGCAGATCTTATTTAAACTTCAAAAATGAGGATGTAATTCACATCAAATATGCAAACCCAAATTACGGACAAAATGGAGAGCACCTTTATGGCCAAAGTCCACTGAGAGCAGCCCTGAGAAATATTGAAAGTTCAAACTTAGCAATGAACCTCAATATTAAAACTCTAAAATCAGGAGGAGCTTTTGGATTCATTCATGGTAAAGGGCCATCAGGAATTACACCGACTCAGGCAGCAGAAATGAAAGAGAGATTGGTTGAAATGAACCAAAGCCCTGAAAATCTTAGTAAGATTGCAGCAGTATCAGCAGATCTTGGATTTCAGAGAATTAGTTTGACAAGTGAGGAGCTTAAACCATTTGATTATTTGAGATTTGATCAGAAACAGATCGCAAATGTTTTGGCTTGGTCCGATACACTTTTAAACAATGATGATGGAGGAAAATACGACAAACAAAAAGAGGAGAAAAAAAGAGTTATTATTGATAATATTGTTCCTGATCTTAATCTTTTAATTAATGCTTTAAATGAGGAGTTCTTGCCAAGGTTCAAAGGTTATGAGGGATGCAGATTAGAGTTTGATGTCATGGAACTCCCGGAGATGCAGGAGGATGCAGGACAACTTTCTCAATGGCTTTATTCAGGACTTGACAAAGGATTATTCACAAGAAATGAAGTGAGGAAAGCCTTGAGATGGACCGAGACAAAAGATGCCTCAATGGATGTATTCACAGTGACCTCAGATATTATTACTTTAGATGAGGCAATTGATAATGACTTTAACACTGGGAAAGATGAGCCAAAAGTATAACGTATTTTCAACAAAAGCCGGATTTAACAAAACACAAACCCGAGATGCTTATGGAAAATGGAGTTTATATTCCAACAGGAGGAACCGGGAAATCAAATATATTCGTTATGGAAAGTAAAGGGATGAAAAATAATAAGGCTACAAAAGAGCTTGGAAAATTCAAAAGAGCAGCCAAAAAAGCAGCTAAAGAGAATGGCAACAAAAAGAAAGTATAGGCAAAAATATTTGCGATGGCGTAAAGGTTATGAGAGGAGGGCTTTTAAGATCCTGAGGAGGGTTTTTCATGAGTATGGAAAAGCCATTGACTTGAAAGGGGTTACAAAGTTGACATTGGAGGCTCACTTAAAAGAGAAAGCTCCAATTGAACTTTTATACAAGGCTTATGCTGAGATTTACACTGATATTGGAGTTATTCATAAAGCCCGGGTTTTAAAAGGGCTCAATATTAATAAAAAAGCATTTTCTATTCCTGAGGCTTATTCTTTATTTAAAGTGAATATAATTAAGTGGTTGAGTCAATTTGCAGGGGAAAATATTGTTACTGTTCATAAAAGTTACCTTGATACAATCAGGGATTTAATTACAGGCCAATTAGAGGAGGAGTGGACATTGATAGACACCACAACAGAGCTCTTAGATTTATTAAACGACAAAACAAAAATTAAGAAATTCAATTTACCTTGGGGAAAGCCGAGGTTTTATAAATGGCAGTCTCAGAGAATTGCCCGTACTGAGACAACAACAGCCTCAAACCATGCAGCGATTCAGGCAGCAGATGACACAGGATTTGTTATGGTTAAGGAGTGGATCTCAGCTCATGATGACAGGATTAGGAGGTTCCCAAAAGAGGGAGCAAAGGGTCAACCTATTCAGGGAGATCTTTTTGATCATGATAAAATGAATGGAGTTCAAGTTCCGAGATATGCCA